GCTCCAGCGCGCGCTCCAGCGCGTCGCCGATGATGAGCTGGCCCGTGGCCACCTGGATGTCGTAGCCGCCGTTCAGGGCGTCCACGCCCCGGCCGGTGATGATCGAGGCGTTGACGTCGCCCGTGGCGCTGGCCGGCGTACGCGTGCCCTTCATGACCTCGGCGGCCAGCAGCTGCTCCTGAGCCCATGCGGTCTGCGGCATGTCCGTGCCCACGCGCCGGATCTTCTCCGGCGAGTTGGTGCGGATCACCGCGTCATCCCCGAAGGGGATCTTCTGCACGTCGGTCGGGATCGCCAGCGGCGCCCGCACGGTCTGCTGCGTGGCCTGTAGGCCCAGCATCGCGACCCTGTTACGGGCCAGCATCGGCCAGATCACGTCATCGAACTGGCCGCGGTCCTGGTCGTCCCAGCTGGGCTTGCGGGCGATGGCGACCGGCACCTTGCGGAGGTAGTTCGGCGCCTCCATCAGTACGAGGTTCTTGCGCTCCGGCATGTAGAGCACGTACACGCTCTCATCGCAGAACTTGACCAGCTCCAGCTCGGTGTCCCCGGTGACCTGGCGCCCGAAAGGCTGGTCCTTGCCGAGAATCGCCTCAGCGTACTGCGGGAACTTCGCGGCGAGCCGACGGGCGCTCTCGCGCCAGACGTACGAGTACGACCGCACGCGGCCCGCGACGTCGAACTCGGGGTAGGACTTCATGCCGGGCTGGAGCCGGATGCGGGGGCGACCCTCCTCGAAGTCCGGCTCTACGATGAACGCGAACGAGCCGTACGTCAGGTACCAGTCGCAGCCCGTCGGCATCTTCGCCTTCAGGTTGCTGTCGATGACGTACGAGTAGGCGATCTTCGTCTTCTTCGCGACGAACTTCTTCTGCCGCTCGCTGCTGACCACGCCCGGAGCGCAGTTGATGGACGGCAGCGGCGCCAGGTTCTCGGCGAGCTGCCGCGCGCTCGTGTCCAGCACGTTCGCGGTGATCGGACGCGGCCACGCGTCCGGCATCGTCCCCGGCGCGATGTTGTCGATCTTCTGCGCACGCGCGTCGAAAACGGTCTGATGCCGGGCGTCCCGCTCCTGGGCGTCACGGCGCAGCGCCTCTACCCGAGCCGCCACCTTCGCGATATCGACCATGACCACCTCCCGCAACGGCGAAATGTACGACCCGCCTGGCTACTTCTGCGCGCGGAGCGCCTTGACGGCCGCCTCCAGGGCGGCCACGCGCTGCTCGATGGTGAGCTTCACCTTCGTCGGGACGCCGCCCCACTTGCCGGCCGGCAGGGCCAGGCAGGCGGCAACGTCCCTGCGGAACTTGGCCATGTCGATGCCTGCGGGGTCCGACTTCCAATCGGACCACTCCTTGTGGGCAATGATCGACTTACCCGCCAGACCCCACTTGTCACCCTTCGCGCGGTGCGCGCGGATGATGGCGGCCTGGGTCTTCACCATGGCCACGTACTGGGCCGCCGGCCAGGCCTCCTTGCCGTCGCCCTTGTTGACGCACTCCCAGCCGTAGAAGTGGGAGTTGCCGTCCACGGCCCGGAGGAGCCCTGGTGCTCGTGCGTGGCGGGCGGGTAGTCGCCGTAGTCCTCGCCCGTTGCCGCGGCGAGCACGCGCGGGTCGCCGCCTCCGGCATGGTTGGCCCGGCCGTTGCCGATCAGGTAGACGGTGCCCTTCTTGCCGATGACCCCGGTCGCCAGCGGGCCCGGCAGGCTGGCGTCGCCGGACCAGCAGTAGCTGAGGATCTGGGACTCGGACGTGTACGGCCCGGTGTGGTGCACCACCGAGCCGTTGACCGGCCCCCAGGCGCCCTTGCTGTTGCGGTTGTGCTCACGCCATCCGGCGTGCTCGACCACGCTCACGCCCTCGGCCTTGAGGGCGGCAACGAGCGCGGAAGCGCTCAGGGGAGTTGCCATGAGATCTCCTCTCCCGCCTCGTGGGCGGCGCGGACGTTGTCCGCCTCGGCCGGGTTGATGATGTCGAGGCTGGCCAGGTACAACTCCTCGGTCCACGGAGCGAAGTTCTCGGCGACCTCGGCCGAGACCGCGCCCCAGTGGTAGAAGTTCGTCACGCAGATCAGGCTGTAGGTCCCGTCCTCGAACTGCCGTCCCCGGTACCAGACGTGCTCAGGTGCTTCGTCGGCCATCACGCACGCTCCGGCCAGTGCCAGGTGCCGCCCTCGTGTCCGGCCGAATGCGTCGACCGGTTGAAGAACATGCCGGTGGGGTTGAACACCGCCAGGCCGACTTCGGGGTCCTCGTCGTCCTCCCACGGGATCACCTCGGTGACGATGGCGGCGCGGCACTGCGAGGTGTACTCGCCGCCCGGCGTCCCGTAGCTCACGTAGTGGACCACGCGGCCCACGCTCGGCTTCTGCTCCACGTCACTCCTTCACCAGCGCAGGCTTCCGTCCCACGCTCCGGCGCCCTGCTGCTGCAAGGCGAAGTCGATGTCCACGACCGACTGACCGGCCGCGTCGCGCTCCGAGGTGAACTCGGAGTTGGTGGTGTGCCAACCGCTGAAGTCGGTGAACATCAGCTCCCGGCAGCGGATCTCCACGAACCAGGCGGCCATGACCGTGTCGGTCAGGCCCTTGGTCTCCGGGAACCACGAGCACAGTTGCTCGATGAAGGCGCGCACGCCCTCGGACTGCGTCTGCGACGGCAGCCGGATCAGGTTGCGGCCCTCCTGCCAGCCGTCGAACAGCGTGGACATGGAGGCCACGCCGAAGTCCGGGTCCCACTTGTTGGAGTTCGTGTGGTGCGGGCTGATCAGGCATCCCCGGGCCGTCAGGTAGTCCTTGATGTCCCGGTCCTGGGTGATGCTGGCCTGGTAGGCGTTCTTCTCGATCCGCCACTCGGAGATGCCGTACCGCTCGGTCAGATCCTTGATCTTCTGCCGCATCTTGTGCGGCGGCATGCCGCGCTCGTTGACGACGTCGAGCACCCACCGCACTCCGGTGCGGCGGTCCAGTCCCCAGACCTGCATGGCCGTGCACCCCGCGGCGGCGGGGTCCATGCCCCCGATGACCAGCAGCCCATCCATGCCGTGCTGGCGGTGCTGCGGCTGGCCGTCGAACATGCGGCCCGGGTAGCGGGCCCGGTCGATGCAGCCCTGCACGTCGGCCTGCTTGAAAATCGCGTCGTCCGCGACCTGGTCCTGCATGTAGACCATGGACCAGTTCCGCGGCGTCATCTTGCGGCGCTTGCGGGCGAGGGCCTCGCCGTGCCACATGGGCCACAGGCCGTCCTTCGGCCAGCCGGCGGCCTCAGCCTGCTTGCGCGCCTGGATGGTGACCGGCGGCCGGTTGGTGGCCGGCCACAGCGTCTCCCAGTCCTTCGGGTCGTCGGCGAAGCTGAGCACCGCAGGCTGCGTCAGGTACGTCCAGGGCGAAGAGCCCTCGGAGTAGTACTGCGGCTTGAGGATCTCGGAGTACAGGTCCGTGGTCGCCATGCGCGTACCGATGAGCAGCATGCGCCCGCCGACGTCGGCGACGCGGGAGCCGACGATGTTCTGAATCCAGTCGATCTGGGACTCGAACTGCTGGTGGTTCGTGTTGTCCACGCAGTCGTCCATGATGACCAGGTCTGTACGCGTGCCGTAGATCTGGCCGCCGATGCCCACCGCTTCGACTGTGTACTCTTTCTCGCCGCTGTCGGCGCCAGCCACGCGGATCTGCGTGTTCGACCAGGTCGAGGCGCCCTCCTGGTAGCCCCCGGGCGGCCCGAAGTGCTGCTGGAGGTCCAGGTAGGTCTCGCTCTCGGCGAGGCGCTGCTTGATCGAGAACAGGAACTTGGCCGCCATGCTCTGCGTCTTGGACACGAGCAGGATGCGGATGTTCGGGTCCTGGCAGATCCGCCACACCACGTAGTTCACGGTGAGCGTGGTGGACTTCGCGTGCTCCGGCGGCGTGTTGACGACGATCTGGTCCTCGTCGCCGCGCACGAACCGCTGGGCCGGGTGCAGCTCCCGCGGCTCGCGGCCCTCCAGGAGGTCGTACCACTGGAGGTGGTGGCGGAACAGGCGCGTGTTCAGATACCGCTCGCAGAACTCCGGGAAGTCCGGGACCTCCCGGCGCTCGCCGCTGGCCTTCTCCGCCTGGGCCTGAAGGGCCCGGTCGATCAGGTCCCGGTAGTCCGGGTCCGTCTTGCGGTAGTACTCGTGCGTCTTGCGGGCCACGCCCGCCTGGTGGCAGCCCTCGGCGATCGTGTGCCCCATGCGCACGGTCGCGATGATGATCTGCTTTTTGTCCCGCGACGAGGCCTTGGAGATGCGGCGGTCCCTCGGGGAGCCGCCGGCCAGCTTGCCGTCCTTGTTGACCGTGAGCCGGGCCATCAGCCCTCCGTGCCGAACGGGTTGCCGCAGACGCAGGCGGAGAGACTCAGGTCGCAGTTCGGCGACTGGCAGGGAGGTGCCGGGTCGCTCAACGCCTGGATGGTCGGGCAGGGCCAGCGGTAGTCATCGGCGTTGCAGACCTGCACGCCCGGGTGCGGCGCCTCGCAGCGCACGGCGCAGTCGTCCGAGCCGAAGCTGTGCGGCACGTGGAGTGCTCGCACGCGCTCTGCTGCGTCCATGGCCCGCTCCCCGCGTCCTGGGGCCCTCAAGGGGCCCGACCGGGGCGGGAGGCTACGGTCTGCTCGGACATTTCTGCGAGCGCCCGTTGAATGCCGGTCAGGTCCCCGAGAAAGGCGGCGAGAAGTGCAAGCCAAGTACCCGGGCGTATGCCCGGCCTGCCTCACCGGCATTGCTGTTGGACAGGACGTCAATAAGCTCGTCGGGCGCTGGGTTCACTCGGGCTGCATGCCCGAGGACCCGGAAAGCTTCCAGGCGCCGGAGAACTGGAAGTGGAGGGGCCAGCGCACGATGGCCGGAGGCCGGCTCCTCACGCGCAGCAAGGCCGTCCACGGACGGCCGTACCGCTACCAGTAGCTGACATCCCCGCAGGTCACAGGCACCTCGGGAGACTTTGCCAACTCTTGACCAAAACAGCGGGAATAAACGGCCGTTCGAGAGCGTCAACAATAAAACCCAGCGTAGCTGGCGGCCGTCAGGCCGCCGGCTGACCGCCCCTCAAGGGCGGTCGGAAAAGAGCGCCTGAAGGCGCCGCTTGAGCCGCCACCAAGGCGGCTCGAAAGACAAGGGAGTCTGGCACCGAGATCTGGTCGGAGACCAGAGATCGGGGGCCAAGCGTGGTTAAGCAGTGGGGGGTCAAACCCCCACTGACCAGCACAGATGGGGAC